TACGATGGCCGAGGTTACCTCAAGGGTCTCGACGGTAGGAAACTATTTGTGCGCTCTGAGCATCGATGCCTGTCTCAGCTGCTCCAGTCTGCTGGTGCAATTCTATGTAAGAAATGGGTTGCCTTGGTCCACAACGAAATCAAAAAACAAAACCTAGACGCAGAGATCCTTGGATGGATTCACGACGAAGTCCAGATCGCCTGCCGCAATGAAGAGGTAGCAAAGCATGTCGGTAACATCACTGGAAGAATGGCGAAAGAAGCAGGAACTCATTTCCAAATCAAAATCCCAATCGAAAGCGAATATGACGTGGGACGTACTTGGAGTGACACCCACTGAGTCTACGGATACACCCTTTAGTGAAAACGTAGAGCAGATGATTGCATTCTGGATCGTCCTAGACAAAGCCCAACGTGAACCATTCAAAGTCAAAAGCAACTTCGCCAGGCAAGCAGCCTGGTTTATCGCAGTCTGTGCAAGCACCGGTCTCATAACGACTGAGGTCGAGGTCGATACATTTGGCCAGCACTGGCTAATCACTGAGATAGGTATTGATTTTAAGGAGGGCCTCGATGAAAGCATCCAGGAACTTATGTAGCGACAAAACGACCCTGCTCATCGATGGTGATCTTTATTTGTACCAGGCATGTGCAGCTGCCGAAGAGGAAGTAGATTGGGGCGACGATATCTGGTCTCTGTCTACTGATCTAAAAGTAGCCAAGAAGATATTCAACAGGCGCATTCAAGACTTCTGTGAACGCCTGGGCAGCGAAGAAATACTCGTCTGTTTCACTGTTGGGAATAACTTTAGGAAGGACCTGCTGCCTACCTACAAAGGTAACCGGAAAGCTACCAGGAAACCTGTCGGATACAAGGAGATGGTCCGGTGGGCTCACACAGAGTACCCGTGCTGTGACCAGGATGGACTAGAAGCCGATGACATCATGGGTATCTTACAGTCCGGCAGAACAGCCCCTACGTGCATTGTCAGTGACGATAAGGACATGAAGACCATCCCAGGCAAACTCTACAGGCCCATGGCCGATGAACTGCTACAGATCAAAGACTCTGAGGCAGACCATTGGTTCTACATGCAGTGCCTGATGGGCGACACGACAGACGGCTACTCAGGTTGCCCCAAGATCGGACCGAAGACAGCTGAGAAAGTCTTGGGCAATTACCCCAGTTGGGAGCAGGTAGCCCAGCAGTACATCAAGGCAGGGTTAACCAGGGAGGATGCCCTGGTGCAATCAAGGTGCGCTCGGATACTCAGGTCCACTGAGTGGGACGCAACCAATCTAAAAGTAAAACTATGGGAGCCAGTCATATGATTATCGAGAGACGCAGTGAGCTTACCGGTGCATACCGAGAGATGGAAATTGATGTCTGCCCACAGCAAATCAAGGAGTGGGAAGAGGGCAAGCTAATACAGGATGCCATGCCCAACCTTACCCCAACTGAGCGTGAGTTCATTATGACCGGCACGACAGATGAAGAATGGGAGACCATGCTAGATGCTGTTAACTAACCGTGACCTCAAGCAACTCACCCCCAAACTATTTAAGCAGCCAAAGGCAGGGTACAACCTGCCCCATGTTTGCGAGGAAGAAGACAAGTGGCAGATGTTTTGCCAATGTAAAACTACCGTTGTTCGTAGGAAGGCCATAGGTACTGATGGCTGCTACGTTAAACCATGTTCGAGATGTGGAAGGAGAATTAAAGATGAGCATTGACAAGGCAACCCCCAAAGACTGGGATAACCTGAGACAGCGTTACCCAGCCATTGAGAGGACCGATAAAGATATGCAGCCTGTAACTGAAGACATGGTCAACTCACCAGGGCATTACACCCAGGGCAAAGTTGAATGTATCGAAGGTATCCAGGAATCCATGACAACCGAAGGTTATCGAGGGTACTGCAAAGGTGCTGCTATAAAATATCTTTGGAGATACGAGCGGAAAGGAAAGCCCGTAGAGGACCTCCAGAAATGTCGCTGGTACCTCGACCGCTTAATAGCAAGTCATCAAGAGCAATCAGAAACATAAGAGTAAGAGAAAGGAAAATCATAAAGTTCATTGAGTCAGTGTGGTCCTAAGTATTAGTAAGTGAGGCAGTATTTTATTCACTTGTAGGACCACCGACCAATGTCTATAAATCATGGACGACATGCATCCCCTGGTGCCAGGTTCTGATGTTTAAGTAAGAGTAAAGAAAAGAAGATAACCAATGGTAGGGGATGAGGACACCCGCAGCATCCATTGTTGGTTACATCGAGGCAACCTTAGATTGCCTACGAGCATCCCCACCACCATTTCTAAAGCTAGACCCATCCCATTGGTATGTCAATATAATCATATGACCATGTCCCATACATATAACTACATGTTCTATAGACGACATTTATTTTTGTCCACCCTATAGAGATAACGTGAGTGTCTGTACGTCGCGTGACAATGCAATAGCAGTCGCACCCAAGACCCCAATTGATACACAAGTTTCCCCTCTGTAATCCCTAGCATCGACCCTGAGTGTCTCCCTCCAGTCACGGTTGATGCTAGGTGGTTACTTTAGTTACACACTGGTACAGAAGTTACCCTGGTTGACCCAGGTAATTACTGCACCAGTTATGTCTAGCCACAACATAGACAACCAAGGACCAGGACCAGGCAATCTATGTCGATCTAAGGTCCTTTGGTCGCCATGAATACCAAGAGAACCATAGTCACTGTTGATGCCTTAGATGGCATTCTGTGGATGCTGTGGTGGACTGTGGTTGGCTGTGGTGGACTGTGGTTGACCAAGGTGGACTGTGGTGGACTAAGGACGTGGTCCCGATTTGTAGACAAAAATCCAGGGGTCAATCCAATAAATTTCTGAAGATAGCCAAATGTCAGTAATGTCGGACAGTGATTGGCCCAGGGTAGCAGTCGATAACATATCCTCTGCTGTAAGAAACCCAGGAACCACGGGGCCTCCAGAGATTGACGATAGAAATCTGGGACTCCGGCCCTGGAATCTGGCCCCCATGGGTCTAATGTCCTGGTCGATTCAAAAAGACCGCTAAACCCCCGCCTTGTTGTTGTTGTTGTCTGACCTTTGTAACGAGAGTCCACCCACGAAACCAAGGACCCTAGACTACCCATGAAAATCACGATTACCGAAGACTACCTCAAACACGGTTTCTTTCACGTCTTACCTGAGTTTGAACTCACGTTTGCCCGTCCTGAGAATGAACTAATGAGTATCCGCATTAGCTGGCTCAATGGGTCCCTCTGGATCGAGAAGTAACCCCCACACAGGAACACCCCCATGCCCATAGAACCCAATGTCCAGTACATAGATGACCTGGTACCTGCGAACCCACCCGCGACAGACCCCCTGTCCCAGGTAGACGATCATCTCAAGTTGATCAAGCTGGCAGTCCAACAGTCGTTCCCAGGTATCACTGGGGCCATGACTGCAACCCATACGGTCCTCAATGGACTCGATGGCAGGGTCACAGCATTGGAGGGTAGTGTCGCCATAGAAAACAATAGCGGCACCCCCGTCCTCGGCACAGGTATTACCGCGACTGAAATCAGGAACTTAATAGGTGTCGGCAGTGTTCAGGCGGTGTCATTTGGAAACCTATCAACCCCCCAGGTAACGATAGGTGCATGGAAAATCACAGAGTCTGGTGGGTCCCTGTACTTCAAGTATGGAAACAGCAGCGTCAACAAAGTACGCATAGATTCCAATGGTGACATCCGAACAGTAGGCGATGTAATAGCAGCAGCGAGTATTTAATATATGGGACAAATTCTACCTCTACGTAAACTTTCTGACGTAGGAGTAGTCACTGACCAGAGTCCCAGCAGTCTACCCCCTACGGCATTCACCAGGGCCAAGAACGTCCGGTTTGACGAGGGTGCTGTTGTAAGGTCCCCAGTCTTTCGCAGAGTAAAAGACATCGCCAGCAACTTCAGCACCAGGCACGTATTCGGTATCGAAGCAGCCAGCGGTTACAACACTGTGCTGTTAGTGTCGGATACCTTCGTACTCAGTGAGTATGCCAACGGTACCCTCAGTGACCGCAGCGGCTCTATCTCGGCTATGTCTGCATCGGATGCTGCCTACACAGGAACATCCCTGGCTGACGTAATCTATGTCAACCGTGAGGACCGTGTGCCTGTCTTCCGCACTGCCGGTGGTACTAACTTTGCGGACCTAACCAACTGGAACTCAGGTTGGAGAGCAGGCTCCCTTCGGTCCTATGGCGACTTTATGATTGCCATGAACATGTCCGAGGGTGGCACTGATTACCCCAGCAGAGTAAGGTTTTCCAACCTGGTGTTGTCTGGCCAGGTCCCTGATTCCTGGGATGCATCAGACACCACAAAGTCGGCAGGCTTCATTGACCTGGTCGATCTCAAGACCCCCATCATCGATGGTTTCCCTTTAGGTAAAAACTTTATTATCTACAGTGCCGACCAGGTTTACCTGATGGAGTTTGTCGGTGGTACCTTCATTATGAATACCCGCAAGCTATTCTCGGATGCAGGGATCATTAACCAAAACTGTGCCGTCGAAGTAGAGAACCAGCACTTCGTCTTTAGCGAGAATGATATCTATGTCCACAACGGTGGCTCACGTCAATCTATCGTAGATGAACGTGTCAGGAACTACATATTCAATGGCATGGACACAGCGGCCTACCGTAAGTTTTTCGTACAGCACAACCCCGACCTCAACGAAATCTATTTTTGCTATAAGTCGGGTGATGACATGGCCGTGTTCACCGATGGTGAGCGATGCAATCGTGCCGCAGTATTTAACTACAGAAACAGTACCTGGTCCTTCGTGGATATGCCCAATGTGGCCTCCGGTACTATTGCCAATGTTCAGTCTAGTGCGACCTACGCAACAACTGCACTGACCTTTGATACTGCCGGTGGTAGCTACCAGAGCCAGTCTAGTGGTTTTGATTACCACACTTTGTTTGTCGGTGACTCTGTCGGTGCAATAACTGAAAACGGCCTCTACGGTTTAGACAATGCAGACACCGGTACCCTAAGTTTCCCCATGGATACCAATGCAACCAGGCCAGCGTTCCTTGAGCGTGTCGGTATTGACCTGGACGAAATGTCTCAACTGTCTGGCTACAAGATAATCAACAAGCTATACCCTCAGATTGAGACCCCCAGCTCAGACAAAGTTTTTAACTTTTCTATGGGTGGTGCCAACCTTTTATCCGCTGCCCCTACCTACGAAACCACAGTATCTTTTGACTCGTCGGTAGACTACAAGATCGACTCCAGGGCATCAGGCCGGTACCTGTCCTACAAGGTAGATATCCCTGTAGCTAAAGACTTTAGTTTCACTGGTTTTGATTTGGACGTGTCGATCACTGGGAGAAGATAAATGCCCATCAATAGAAACACCGACCTAATCCTAAACAGGTACACAAGGTCCAGCGTACCCGACGATACCGATGACCTCCCCAGGTACCTCACAGAGGAACTACAGCGGCTTGAGAGTATCGTCAGGGACATGAGCGATGCGGCTATCCAGGCTACGGACAACCCCCCGCCCATTCCAAAGAAGGGCATGGTCCGGTTCAGTATCCTCCCCTGGAATCCCCTGGGCAACAACGCCCAGCAGCTGGTCGTCTACAACGGTACGGCCTGGGTGGCGGTATGAATATAGACAAGTCACTAAAGGCAGCAGTAACCCACCTAGAGAATACCCTGGAACAGGCTATTGAATCTGGAGAAGCTGAGTGCGCTATTGACCAAAGTAGTCTGCGTCACTTTTTCACTGAATCTATAGATGAATATGGCTGCGGAACTTATACCAGGGAACTCACCGTGCCAAAGGGCCTAGTGTTTGTCGGGAAATTACATAGGCATTCTCATGTGGCCTTTTTACTAGAAGGCGAAATGCTAGTTGTATCCGCGACTGGCAAAGAGAGAATAAAGGCCCCGCACACATGGGTGTCTCCTGTAGGAGCAAAGAGAGCATTCTACGCACTAGAGAAATCAATACTTTCAACAGTGCATATCACGAAACACTTAACAACAGATGAGATAGATAAAGTAGAGGACGAGCTAATTGCTCCGTCTTATGAATCTATGGGTCTCGAAGAGCCCGATCTCAGTCTTATATTGGAGAAAACTTAATGTCTTTTATTAAAGTTGGCCTTGCTATAGGCGGGGCCGTTTTAGGCAGTTCCGCAAGTAGGAGCGCAGCTAAGTCTGCATCCGCAGCCCAAGACAGGGCAACAGAGGCCAGTGCAGAAGCATTCCGCTTTAGTAAACCTTACATTAAGCGATCATACGACGCTTCCCAAGGTTTTAACCAGGACGTTTTAAACACCGGCAACTATCAGGGTCAGACACTCGCCAACACTCCCTGGCAGCTGGTTCAGGGTAACCAAAAGATCGCTGGGATGGGCAAGAAGTTGATGCCTATGGCCTTCGGCATGGCTAACACTGGATCTGCTTTTGCAAATAACTACGGTGACCTTTTTGCACAGTCTCAGGAAGACCGAATGGGTACTGCCCAGCAGTATGCCCTGGACAATAGTCAGCCACTAATAAATGCAGCAATGCGCGATGACTATAGAAATCTTACTGAGCAAACTTTGCCTGGCATAAACATGGGCGCGTCAGGCAGCGGCAACATGAACTCTTCGAGAGCGGGTATTGCGGATGCGGTTGCTAACCGCGCCTTCGATGACCGAAAGGCCGATGTCTCTGCAAACATCCAGAACCAGTTAATGAATCAAAGTCTGGGACAGCAGAACACTCAGTTTAACCAGGCAATGAACGCCAACGATGGTCTATCAGATGCCTTTAAGCAGGGTATCAATGCAGCAGGCACAGGTGGCGACTGGATGACTGGGGCTGGCCAAAACTTGATGAACCTTGATCAGCAGCAACTCAATGATCTTAAAGCCAGGTTCGAGGCTGAACGAGACTTTGCATTTAACCAGCAACAAAAGTTTCAGCAGGGCACATTGAACAATGCCGTCTATACAAATCCCACGGTGGCTCCAAACTTGTACAACCCGTCCATGGCTGGTTTCGGTGGTGCGATGCAGGGGGCAGGGACGATGCTAGACATGTTTAAAACTTTTAAAGAAATAGGTTAAAGGATAAGTACAGATATGGCCTACCAATACGTCAATACTAATACCCGACCAATCCTAAATGATGATCCCTATAAAAGAAATCAGCAGGGCATTTTGAACGCGCAGGTCGGTTGGGAAACCATGAAACTTATGCCCCATGACGCTCGTATGGCTGCCTACAAGCAGCACCCCAACATGAGTATGCAGCAAATTGCACAAATGAGGGCACAGCAGTCTTTACAGCCTCAGCAACAAATGCAGCCTATGAACTCTGGAGTACCCCCTCTCCTGGCGCGTCCAAGGACCGCACAGGACGTACCGTCGATGGGCACAGGTGGGCCTCTTACTAGATCAGCAATGGATGCAGCAGCACCTGTTACTCAGCGGCCTGCGCTATCTGCCAACGGCCAGCAAAACTTTGTAATGCAACAGCAGCCTGTTCTGTCTATAGGGGCTAATGCACCTCAAGGTCCTTACCAGCAGGGCCAGGGAGCAATCCTAAATAACCCAGGCAATGCTGCCCCAAGTGGACCTCCCGTAGAGACTCCCCCAGAAGCTACAAGTGTAGAAACCGGTAAACGAAGAGATGGTACCCAGGTCGGCCAGGCTAACCCAGGCAAAGACTACTCTCGACTAGCGGAACGTCTCATTCGTATGGGTGGAGCTATGAATGCAAATGCTCACCTGGGCGGCAATGCAATGCTTGGAGCTATGGCTGACCAGCAGGGCATGATAATCAACGAAGAAGAAGCCCAGCGTAATGCTGAAGCTGATCGTCAATTGTCAGCGGCCTCGGCTTACCAGGATGCGATCTTGGAGCAGCAGGACCTTCTGAATGGCATGAGTGACCAGGATAGAAAACTTGAGGATGCGTTCAACAAGTTTAATACCTTCGGTAACAATGTGACGGGTGTCTTTGACTCGACTGCAAAATCATTCTGGGACAATCTCCCGTTTGGTGATCCCAAGCGAGAAGCGTTCCGAACTGAACTCAAGGCCATCATGGTCGACGAAACTCTTTTGCGAACTGCTAATACCAAGGGTGCTATCTCTGATAAAGAAATGCAACTATTCCAATCTGCTGTTCCAAGCATGAACCAGTCAGAGGAAGTCTGGAAAGCATGGATCACAGCACGTCGAGAAAACATAGCCGTAATCAGAAACAGACTGGCCAACGGAATCACTGTGTCCCGTGATGCTGATATTGGATTCAAAAATAAATATGAAGCGCCAACGACATCTTCTGTCCAGCCCCAGGGCGGTACTCAACCTACCCAAGCCGACGATGACGCATTGTTTGATTTCTAAAAAATAGGTTCCCCTGATATGACGCAAAGAACACCTGATGAGTTTAAAGCTGCCTACGAACATCACAAGAACGCAGGCGACACACAGAAAGCAGCAAGGGTAGCGCAGCTTTATCGTCAGTCATTAGCGCAGCAGCAACCTCAGCAGCAACAGCCAGCAGGTTCCCAGGTACCGCAGGGCCAGAGAGATAATGCATTTGAGTATGGTT